CTGCTCCAAGGAGAGGATGTCCCCAAGCAGTTTCTGGCGCTGAAGTTCAAGCTGAAGAACTTCCTCGGTATCCTGCCCCCCCTTCCCCTCCATGTAAGCCTTTTCACGTGCGGCCTTCATTCTGGCCTCGATGTCAGCGACGTTCCCCTTGGCAAGTTCCAGGTTTTCATCGGGCGTGAGTTGTTGTTTCAGATTTCCATCTTTGGTCTGGTTGATCTGCTCACGAATGCCTTGCATGCGCTTCTCCTGGGCTTCGAGTTCCTTCTGTCCCTTCTCGATACTCTCAGCGGCCGCTTTCTGAAACTCGGCATTCTTCTTGGCCCAGTCGGCGGCTTCTCGCGCGGCCTGACGTTGTTTTTCCTGAGCGGCAGCCGATTCTTCGGATTCGAGTTTGGATTTAGCAAGTGCAGTTGCCGCCTGTTCGACGCGTTCGGTGAAGCTGCCATCTAGACCTCCGAAAAGAGCCACACCAGAGACGGATGCGAAGTCGGCAAGCCCGAGAAGTGATTCGGCAGTCCACGCCTTCAATTTGAGAATACCGGCATCAAGTTGGTCATTGAATTCAGCGAGCCGCTGCACCTGCTCTTGGCTGAGCACTGGCGTATCGGCGAGTGCCTGCAATTCTTCGCGACCCTGCATGAGTAGCGGGATCAATTCAGCGCCGTTTCGGCCCATGAGATCGAACACCTCCGCGAATCCTTCGCCTCGTCCGCGGGCGCTGATAAACGCTTCGGAAAGCGCCATGATCTGCTCCTCAAGCGACATGGAACGCAGACTGGAAGCACTGACGCCAAGCTGTTTTAGGGACTCGGCGGTCTTCTCACTGTTCTCGGCATCAGCCAAGGATCGAGTGAGTTTTGAAACTCCTTTGACGAGGGTTTCCACATCGCTGCCAGAGAGCTTGGCCATGACCCCAAGGCGCTGCAAGCTCTCCACGCTGGTGTCGAGCTGGACGGAGAGATCATTTAGCCGATCAAAATCGTCGATGACGGATTTGAGGCCCGCCAAGGAACCAACAGCCCCAGCAATCTGACCGAAGCCGCCCACGACATCGGCACTCATCGCCTTGCCCAGTGTGCCACGGGCACGATTGGCAAAGCCCGACAGGATGCCCTGAGCTTTCGCAGCCCCAGCCTGTAGGTCCGTGTTATCCCAGCCAAGTTCGACTTTTGGTGCTGCCATTGCAGACGGCGCTCGATGTCAATGGAACCGATGGCGCACTCGCGACCACCATCGTCCAGTTTCCGATAACCGGCGGTCAGGCCACAGCATCGACTCTCCTTCCATCAGTCGCAGGGCATGGACATAGGCGCGCCCTCGGGAGAGCGGCAGTTGCCAGCGAATGTAATCTTCGGTCCAGCCCGTGCCGCGCGCAATCACCGTGATGTATTGCGCCTCCGACACGGGCAAGGCTAGTTTCCCAAGTCGCCTCGTTCGGAAGGTTCGGGCACGGCCTTGTTGATACTGGCCTCATTGAAGATTTGCAGGGCCAGATTGACCGCAGCGACATGCATGGATCGTGGCACGTTCACGTCGCCCCAGGCCTCGATGGTTTCGAGAAACAACGACAGGTCACTGCGTACCATGCGCCATTCTTGTGGTTCGTGGCTGCACAACCAAAGGATCTTGATCGCATCCGAGAGGAACGTGGTGAGCTGTTCCAAGGTTTTGGATAATGGCAGCGCCCCATCGGCAGCGCGAAGTTTGTAAAACAGCGCCTCACGGCCTGAACTGTAGCCATGCAGAAGCGCTGGTTGGAAGCAGCCTTTCTGCTCGTTCCAAACAGGCCATGCATGCTCGGCTTCAAAGGCGTTTTCACGCTCCGTTTGAGCGGCATTGAGGACTGCTTCAGGCACAGTGTCTCGGTGAACCTTGCGTGACGGCTTGTTCGTCGGTTCGGGATCGAGCTGGAGTTTGGGTGGATGAGTTTTCATGCGATACGAAAATGGCGTTGCACCCGGTCGAGCATGTCATCACTCGCCTGCTCGGCAACAAAGGCAGAGCGCAGTGAACGAGGCTTGCGCAACAGCACTCGACGACCTGTTGCGTGCAGATGGGCGACGATTTGATCGTGCACACAGCGGGCGTTGTAAGCGCTGATCAGAGGATGCTGTGGCTCGTCCCGTTCCAGACGATTCTCACGAAGCTGCTGGATGAGGGCTTGAGCATCATGCCGCATCCATTCACCGTTTGGAGCTTTCACTGAATGACCGAAGCGCGGCAGGCGGAACAAGCCGTTTTCATGCTCGATCATCGGAATGCCGATCACACCCAGTGCGGCAACGAGCCCAGTATCGGTGGTTTCAATCAGTTCATCTGCCTCACGCAAGCTCGGTAGTTCATCGCCTTCGGTGTAGATCGCAGCGTGATCATCACCTACCAAAGTGAGTCTTATTCGATCTTCGTTGCGCAACGAGGATGCGATCATGTTGGCGTTGTGACAGGCGCGTAGACCGCACAGAAACGGATGCAGCGGATCTGCCTGTTCAAGCTTGCCTGAATGCCAATCGTTGTTCAGAACGTCCGTGTTCATCGCGTTCCAGAGCGATTGAAGGCCGACATAAAACGTGGTCACTTCGTCACCACTACGCTCATCAAGAACCACATCCGTGCGGATCGGAAACCCCAGGGCTCCAAGACAGGACGCCAGACTCAGGCTGTGGGTGGGCCACCAACCTTCGATCATGGCGCGATGCCTGGGAACATTTCAGCGGTGAAGCTGACCTGGGGTTCATCCGTATCGCTCAGTTCGCGTGTCGGGTCCTTGTAGATGATCTTGCCTTCAGTGGGCGAAAACCCGTGGACGGAGCTTTGGAAATTAGCGAGAGCCGTGATGGCAGTGCCGGGATGTTGATCGGCAAAACCTGTGGCACTGTCACCCACGATGATGCCGGAGAACTCAAAGGTGATGCGCGGGTTCTCGGCACGGACGTAAGATACCAGACGCTGGCTGTTCTTGCGCTCCACATACTCGCGAGTCGGCTTGATGGAGAGCTTGGTGACCAGCACGCCGGTCTCGTCGGTGAGATCGTAGGCAGGACGTGTTCCGTGTTCGATGATGGCTTGCACTGGCATGGCTGTGCTTAGGCAATGGGTGTCAATTCAGCGGACTGGGCACTGATGGAAAACCGCGTGGTATGGCTGCGAGTTCGATCTTCGCGACTCAACTCACTCTCGCTGCGTGTGATTCGCAGACGGCGAATGTCCCAACCCGTGCGCTCAAGTTCAGGCAGCGTTGAGATCCATGAAAACAGGGCCACACGATTGGTCAACGCACCGCGCAGAGAAGCAACCCAGATCGCCTCTGTCAGCACTGGATTTTCATCGGCATGCGTGTGCAGGACTAGAATGCCGTTTGCCTCGATCAACTTGGAATGCGGGAACTCCAAGGTGTCGATGTGGCAGACAACGCATGGCCTCTGTCGCGCCGCCATTTCCAGGCCAATGCCGATGTTCAGAGTGGTCGGCAGTCCATTCTGTTGTCTGACATGCGTGAGGTAGTCGGCGAGTAGTTTGGCGAGTCGGTATTCGAGTGAGGGTTGATCATTCACGTCCTATTTGCCTTGTCGAAATGCACGGGCGGCCATGGCCTTGAGTTTTTCAGCCATGGCCTTTTGAAGGCGCACACGAGCCCAGCGTTCTGCCTGGCGAAGTTGGGCATCGTTGCAGGCTTCTGGAGCATAGCTTACCTGGTTTTGAAGCTCGATTTTCGCTCCTTTTTCGCTGCTCTTAACCATGGCCGTTCCCTTCGAGCTTTTGTGAGCTCCCGTGTTCGCCCATCGCGGAATGCCGCGCACAGTGCCACCGAGGTTTTTGGCCGCAGCGATCCAGCCCGCCTTCACAGCACCGATCTGCCGCTGCACTTTGGCGATGTAGCGATCGAGTGCTTCTCCTTTGGAGATGATGGCTAGTGTTTTGGCGCTATCAGGCACACGACCATAACTGGCAGTGCGTGCGTTCTTGTGGAGTTCAGGGCGGATAGCTCCGATGGGAATGCCGGCCTTAGCACTGAGTTTGCGCAGGATGCGGCGAGCTTTCTCCGGTTCACCGTTTTTGCTGAACCTCCAGTATTGTCGAGCCAGATCGGGGTCTGCGGCTTCGAGTTGTTTGAAGGCTGTGCCGAGGCTGTCTGCGCGTTTGAAAATGCGATTGATGTCCGCCTTGATGCGAGCCGCGAGCTTTTTGAAGGGCTTATCGGTGAGGCCAAACGGCAGGGTGATACGAGCACTTTCCACCGCCAGCGTGCGCACTTCCTGGACGAGCAGCTTGTCCATGGGGCGCTGCACTTCCTTGGGAAAGACAGCGATCTTCTTTTTCAGCGGGTCGAGACCCGTGACTTTGCCAGTGACGCGCATGTCAGGGATCAACGGGACCGAGTTCCAAGGTGACGATGGCGTGAGGCGGACGGTTCATCACGGCTTTGATGCGGTAGTCTTTGTTTTCCCATCGCACGATCTGGCCGCTGTGTGGAATGTCCGGAATGGAAGGTCGCAACACCTTGGCATTGAAGCGCACCTCATCGACTTCACCGCCTAACACGAGTTCACCCGCAAGCATGGGTTCGGAGATCAGCGCCAGTATGGGCTGCCCCTGGTAGAAAATGACTTTGCCAAAATCTTGAAGGATTTCAGAAAAGTCAGCAGCGATTTCGTCGTGGATGGACATCCACCGGGATGTGTGTCAAGCGCACTTTGCTGTGCACGCGTGCAAGAAAAAAGACATAAGATCTGAGCGTGTTAAAGCTACGGAAAGCATGACCGATACAGCAGCCCCAGAGGTTGTCCAGAAGCGCCCTGTTCGCCTTCGTTTGGGAATCGACTATAATCATAGCGGCTTCCACGCTGTCGCTGTTATCTGCTCAATCGGAACTCCGGTGTTCTCGACATACTCCACTCCCGCAAGTCCCCCTTGCTTCATCAGATGCGCACGGATGTGCAACAGAGGACCTGGACCCTCTATGCGGCCAGTGGGTCCACGACGGAAATAGAAAGTCTTGTGAACTGTAGGAACAAATCTTGGCTGAGTCTGAGTCGGCGCCCAGCTAAGAAAGCGCCAGCACAAGACCAATCCCCCAAAGATGGTGAAGTTAAAACGTGGCGGCTGACCAGAGCTTTCGTAATCAAGTGTATGAGCCAAAGCCCACAATATCCACGCCGCAATTAACCAACACACTGCCAGCCACTTCGGAACTGGAGCCTTCCGCACCTCTCGAAGAATGAAAGCCGGAGCAACAATAGTGATTACAATTGATAGCCATCCAAGTGTAGCGCTACCAGGTCCTAACAAAAATATCTGCCGACCATTCGGGGCAGTGAAACTCGGCTGAGCTAGATCAAGAGCGAGCGAAATGATCGCTCCTGCTGCGAGGAATATGGCCCAACCGCTCTTGAAGATGGCTTTCGATGTAGCTGTCATACTGTGCGAGTGACGCAGTTTTTCGGGAGAAATTGAGGATCATCCACAGATCGTGAGGGTTGTCAGCACTTTTATATACGACAGATTGGTGGAAATAGCACGCGGCGTGTAGCTCATTGATGTGGTTTTACCCTCCTATGTTGGAATCAATCAGCAAATAATGTGGTTTTTCCACGACATAGGAGGATAAATTCCATGTGTGACTATTCCGAACCACGCGTTCTCCACTGGCGATGGTACGGCGCATCCCAACAAAACAGCCCTTCCCGCAACAAGCGAAGAAGGGCTGCACACGAATCACCTGCTCTGGTTAAAACACCAGAGCCATGGTAAGCAACTTGGCCGTGTTATTGCCGCCAGCAGCTTCCACTGCGACCTTGGCCCGAATGTATTGCCGCACATCGGAGGGCAGGCGCACCTTGCGGGTAATGGTTGCGGCCCCTGCCCCGCCAGCTCCGATGACTTCCAGTGAAGCCAATGCGGCAATGGCAGCAAAGGTGATGCCGTCTGCCGAGTCTTCCAGCGTCACCGTAGCCTTCTTGGTGTCAGCCAGTGAAGGCAGCGCTGGAAGCGTGAGTTCCACCTCAAAGTGACATTCGTGCGGAGGTTTTTGGGTTAGGTTGAATGGTTCAGTGGTTGCCGTGGCCGCAGCGGCAGGCAGGGCTACCGTGTTGATAAGTTCAGCGTCTCTAAGTGCGTGCATAGGGATGATGGATAAAGGATGAGGGTTGCTTTGATCACGCCTCGTCGTTGGCGATGGAGGCTGTGCGGATGATCGGAATGCCTTCCCATTCGGTTGGCAGTGGCGCGGGAGTGCCATTGGCAGTGGTGGCCGTGCGGCTGTTGCGCAACTGTTCGCGGGAGCGCCCGTTCATGAGGATGTGAGTCGGCTCGAAACCGAAGTCCGTGAACTTCTCGTAGGCGGAATAGAGCAGCGAGTCATTGAGGCTCTTCTTGCCACTACCAGATTCCTCCACGTTCTTGATACGCACCGCACAGTTGCGATTGGCTAAGCGCATGCCGACACGGCCTGTCATCCAGTTGGTGTAGGCCTTGTAGGGGTTGCCCTCGGCATCATAGACTGTTTCCAACTCCCAGGTGTCATGGAGGCGAATGGACTGTGCGTTACCGAACAGAAACTCCACACACTCACGGCCCAGGCGCAGGAACCAGACCGAGGATTTGGAAGCTGCACCACCCGCATCCACCAGATGCGCGGCATCGGCTTTGATTTGAGCGAGAAGACCTGGGAAGCCTTTGCTGTCGTTGCCTGTGCCATAATAAAACTGCGAGCCGATGTATTGCATCGCGGCTTCGATCACACCCGAGGCATGGTTTTCGAGCAGACGACCTGGATCGCGAGCACCATCGACGATCTGCGCATCCACAGCGATCTGGTGATCTAAGATGTGGGTTTGGAAGGTGCGCGTTTCGTAGCTGGACTTGCTCCGTGGAACGCCCTCGTTGGCGTTACGGAAACGCACAGAAGGCAGGCCAGTGCGGACGGTTAGTTCCATCGTGGTGCCGGTCATGGTATCGGCAGGCACAACCGTAAGTTCGGGAGCCATTTTAACGGATTCCTCAATGAGCGGGTAGCCAATACCGGCGTCCAGCTTGGCGATGTCGAGAAGAGTGGGGACAGACATAATGATCTAGGAGTTGAGATGGTTTAGGTTGGGATGGATCAAGCTTTGGTGAACTGGCGGTTCCAGACCTCAGCGGCAGTTGTGGGCGCTTTGTCCCCTGCTGGTGTGATCTTGGCAGGCACCTGCGTGCCCATTTCAGCGGCGATTTGTGCGGCTTTGGCGGAGGCACGCTTATCGAGATCCTGCTCGCGAGCGTTGAGGTCACGCACCTGAACATCGAGTTCACCAGCACGCTTGCTGTGACGCTCCACATCCCCTTGAGCGGCCAGGAGCTGGCCTTTGAGTGTGTCGCGCTCCGTGCAGACCTGCTGCAAGGCTGTTTGATGGGCCTGCTCCTTGGCGGTGAGGCTGGTTTTGAAAGTTTCGACTTGGGCAGAAGCGTCGGCCATCAAGCTCTCGCGAGCTTTAGCATCGGCTTCCAAGGTTTGAATGCGAGCAAGCGCATCGGTGAGTTGTTCTTCAGCGGTTTTCATCGAGGTGGATGTCCGGGAAGGCGTGTCAACTCGGGTGACTGCGATGGAGCGCAGACGGGCGATCACCTCGTTGCGGCTCTTGACCGTGCCAGCCAGGTTGAATCGCTGCGCCTTGCGAGCGCTAAAGCTCTGCCCTTCCATCGCCTCGTCCGGGATCTTGCGACCACGCGCGAGCACGGCGGTTTTGAAGTCGGCGGCGACTTCTTCAATATCGGACTGGATCAACGCACGCTGCTCTTCACTCAGCGACACACCAGGTGTGCCCATGCCCTTGAACTTGCCTGCGGCGAACACTTCTACTTTTAATCCCTGGCTGCGGAACTTTTCAGCGCTGTCGATGAATGGCAGCATCACACCAATGGAGCCGACACGCGCACTCGGTGTGGCATAGACGGCATCGCACTGGGACGCGATCCAGTAGGCCGCGCTGCACATCTGACCTGCGCTGAAGGCGTGGATGGATTTGAGCTTTGAGGCATCTGCGACGGCCTGGGCCAGCTCGGGCGTTCCATTGACCGTTCCGCCCGGTGAGTCGATGTCCAGGAGGATGGATTTTACTGCATCTTCAGCGACCGCTTCTTGAATGGCCTCTGCCACCTGGTTCATGTCGGTTGCACCAAAGAGCAGTGAGGAGATCAGATCCGGGTCGCGCATGAGCGGGCCGTGGATGCGGATGATGCCAACGCCATCCTCCACGGATAGCAGCGGGTTCGAGGAAGGCACTGGCAGCGTCAGACGCGCATCGAAGAACGCCACGGCTTGAGCTGCCATGCTGTGCATGGCCTCGGAAGTGATGAGCCAGGGCTGGCGGGAGAAAAGCGAATCGAGCGCGGTCACGCCCCGCTTGGAGTGTCAACGGCAGCAGGCGGCGGTGCAGGCACGGCAGAGCCGCCGCTGGGCTTCCAGAGCATGTCGAGAGGCACACTGTATTTGGCGGCGGTTTCGAGGATCATCTTGGCATCACGCGCACGCCGTTCCAGCTCCTCGCCGAAGTCCGCGCCGAGTTCCTCGTAGTGATCGCTGATGGTTTTAAGGCCCATTTCCACGTCGGAGCGATTCTGCTGGGCTTCACGGCCTGCATCGACGCTGAGCTTGCGCGGACACACGCAGCTAATTTTCCACCATCCCTGGACGGGCGGCAGTTCGCCACAAGCAATCGCATCGCCGATCACATAAAACCACACGGGTTTGATCAGTCGTTGGATGAGGATCATCTGGCGGTAGGAGAACCGTCGATCTGCTTTGGCCACCACCAATCGAACACCCGCTCCGCCAACCTTGGACGAATCCGCCGCAAATTCATAAGGCAGCACACCAAGTGCGGAGTCACGGCGCAGATGCTCCAGGAAACCGGTGAATGTTGGGCTGGGCCGTTTCGGCTCGAAGGAGTCGAGTGATTCGTTGGGCTTGAGCGCGACCAACTTCCCGCCGGTAATCTGTTGAAGGGAGGCCGGACTACTGGCTTCGCTGGCAGCGGCCTGATCACCTTCGATGGCAAAATCTGAATCATCCTTCAAATCACCTGTCTCCGTCTTCAGCACGCGGGTCACGTCACAGTTGTCCTTCACGGCGTGCTTCTCCAAAGCGATCAGCTCCATCTCGTCGATGATGTGATTGATGGAATGCTGGATCGTCGGGGCGTTGCGAACACTCGTGGCATTCTCTGGCTCAAACACATGCAGCACGCTTTGAGCAGGCAGTTCACGCGCACCTTTGTCCTCGATCACTCGATACGAAACCGGCGCTCCCCAGGCATCCAGGGTGATGCCGTGGTAGCTTTTGGCGGCCGTGTTGCCATCACCGATGCGGTGTGACTCGATCAACTGAAGCGCGGCAAGCCCAAGTCGGCTGCGGGTGAGATGAATGAAGTATTCACCGTCCACATCCATGCCGCGACAAACCAACGACTGCACTTCCTCAAAGCTGAACCTGCCAGTGATTTCACACCTTGCCGACCATGCTCGGAAATAGGCCTCGGCTTTGCGGTTCCATTCCGGGTCATCCGACTGTGCTTGCGGGCGAATGCCATCTCCTGTGGAATAGATCGCCATGTTGCTGACCATCTCACGAACGAAGCCGGAGTTCTTGGCGAGGTAACGCGAGCGCTTCACCAGCTCACGATGCACGTGTGGCGTGAGATCCTGCCTGGCATCACGGGGGGAGGCACCAGGCACCTGACCTCGGCGCGGCGAAGGGTTGGCGGATTCGTAAATCGAGCTGATGGCCTTGGGCTTGAACCAGCCGTTCACCCATTGGAGAAGTGGATTCATGGGGCGATACGGCGGATGTGGGAAGTGGTGATTCGGCGGCGACGTTCATAGGTGTTTGGAGCCAGAACGCGCAGTGCATGGACGCATTCATCGAGCGTCTCCCTCACGGTCATCGGGAACTGCTTGGAAGCATTGGAGCCGCTGTCGCCCCAGCTCATGAGGGTCTTGCCCTCCAAAAGCATCTGCTTGGCTTTCGCCTGGATGTTGAGAACTTCTGCGACCGTGAAGCCGACGGTGAACAAACCTTGCGCCATGCTTGGGCGTGAGCTGTCAACGAGCTGCAGGCTCCTTCAAGTCACGTTTGATCTCATCCACAGTGAGCCGGATGTAGTTCACGTCCGTCTTCACCACATCCGTGCTTCGCTCCAGGAGTTGGATCTTCACGTCATGTGATTCA